GCAAAATGTTATCTGTTAAATCTTTATTAATCTCATAACCTATAACTGATGGAAAAATATGTTCGAAATTCATTACTGATTCGCAGTCTCAAATTCTATCTTTAATTCATTGATCAGAATATTCAATTGTTTGACTGCATTTCGTTCTTCACGAATTTCTTTTGCTTTTTTGTTTTGTTCATCAAAACAAATGCAACAATATCCTCGAACATCATTTTTATGTTTTCTAGTACTCTTTGATTTTAAGTAAAATGCACTTAAAGGTTTATGAACCCTACAGCATTTGCACCAAGATACTGCTCTTGATTTTGTTCCATCAAGATTAGTTACCCATGCATCCTCAGCAATTCTTCTTGTAACAACTGCCAAATTTTCTTCTCTCAAGTGTGTCATAGTGTGTTCCCAAAATTATATTATACTACAAAAATGAATGAAAGTCAAGTTGTTTCTGATCCTCTGCAAGACTAAACAGAGTTACACAGCCACCTTTACCTTTGCGATTAACAGCCTTGTTGATAATTGTATCGGAGTAGTCGTAATCAGCTTCTGAATAATTATCTCCATTTATCCTGAATATGGATAATTGGCAACCACTCTTTTGAGTACCCCAAAACTTAAAACCCAATCGTTCATAGAAACCAACTGCCGTCTTCTCGGAAGATACTCTGAAGTATGTAGCACCAGTGGCTCTTGCTCGCTTCAATGAATCTTCACAAAGTAATCGAGCTGAACCTTTACCTCTATGTTTTGCAAATGTATGTAACAGTTGAAGGTTTGCAACATGAGGTTTGGTCTTTGATATTGTGGTGATAATTGCAGCAGTTAATTCATTACCATCGAATGCGCCAATACAATAATCCCATTGGTCTTGCATATCTGCTTTGGCAACAAACGTCTTAGCAAAGTTATCTTCTTTGTCTGTAGTTATTGCTGCGATAAAATCCGCACGTGGGCAATTTAGTAATTTCATTTTGTTACTACCAAATTTATACAAATTCTCTCAAACGCATTTGATGGGTTAGATGAGGCATGAATTAGATGCGCAGGAAATATTAGAATAGATCCCTTCTTTGGTTTAATTCTATATTCATCATCACCATCAATTATGATGGTATCTCCATCAGAATCATTAACATAATATACTGCACTCATACATTGGTCATCACCATCTTTATGTAAACTTGTATGTCTATTATTTGTTTCAGAACATCTCCATAACAAATTATATTTTATGCGATTAATTTTAGAGTATTGTTCAAAATGATCTAGAAGAGGGAGGAACAAATTATAATCGTGTTCTGGAACTCTACATGTTAGTTGTCCAACATCAAATGTAGTTTCATTCTGAATTGGAATATCTAAAGGATGTATACAAGTTTTATTATAGGTCCAATGTATACCTTCTGAGATCTCCAAATATTTGTTTTGCAAATCTCTTGATACACAATCTTCTATTACTTTATACTTCAACATATGTTCTTACTTTTTCTCCACGATCTTCTGGATGTTTTGTTTTCTCCCAACCAATAAACTGATGAAGATCCCAAATCATTGGAGGGAATTTATAATTATTATTTGAAATTAATTGTACTACTGATTCACCAGTATTCAACGCAGCATCAAGAAAGTCTTGAACAAATCGGAAACACGATTCAAGTTCCGTACGATCCATTGTACCACGGAACAATCTAAACTCTACCGTATCGATATGCTTCAGTGCGTACATATTAATAGCGTAGCGGAATGGGCGACCCATTGATACTCCATCTTTACCTGCAGCGTGCATCTTAATGAATGAATCAAAGTCAGTCGCTAGATTAATAATGTTATCAGCCATATAGTCAGGCAGAGTTCGACCACCATCAAACTTCAAATACATTTTTGCGCCTTTGGCACCTTTCATTTGATTATGTTCAAAGTAACCATAGACGTGTTCAACTGCTTGGTGTTGGTTTTCTTTAATATACTTTGTCAAACGCTTCAGAGCATTGATATCATTTCGGAGATTCGGTACACGGCAATGAATATGAGTATGAGCAGTAGCACCAACAGTAGGTGGGTGTCCTTCCTTCTCAAATAACTGTTTGAGTTCAAAGTAGCGATCAACCTGCTCTTCCCAAGTCTTAGTCGGTTTAGTATTAATTTCCCCACCGACTGGAGGAGATTCACCAAGTGGGTCAGCGCAGACATATTGATATGGCTCTCTTAAGTTAATAATATCTCGTTCTGAGTGTTCCCAAGTTCCGAGATGTTCTGGAATTGAAAAAGAGCGAGGCACATCACCCCACTCTATCTCCATTCCGTAAGTAAATTTATCAGTTGGATATTTCTTCAGTCTCATAGTTTACCTTTTGTAAATCTGGTTTGTTAGTCTTAACAAGATTAACATTCATTGTCATATTTGAATCAAACGTGAGGTAAGTATTCATTGGCACTTCTACTGCTGGCATTCTAATACCTGCACGTTTAGGAATATCTGCAGTAGAAGTAATTATAACTCCATTTACTAAAGAAGTCAAATATAATGGACGTTTACCATTTCTAAAAACAGTAAGTTCTTTTTTTAGTGACAACTCACAAACTGCCATAGATGCATCTGGATATTCACCAAGAGCATTATCAGAATGTAAAACTAATTCAGAATCATTCTTTGTTTCACAAGGATAATGAAATATCTTACTCCAGTTCTCTGGAAGTTCTTGAGTGATAACTCCATTATGAACAATAGAATGGGTTTCGCTTGCTATCGGCTGATTATACAATAAATCGCTAGTAGAATATCTACAGTGACCAATAAGGTAAAGATTACCATCGTCATTGACCATCTCCTCTAAATTATCTAAATGAATAAATTTATCTGCAGGAACTGCTTCTTTAAATGTAATAATCTTATTATCTTTAATATAAGATAAACCAGTTGCGTGCATTCCTCGAATCTTTGACTCAAGAAATACTTTACGGATAGATTCAAAATCCTTTTCAGTAGGATTCTGAATCAAAGCACCAATAACGCTACACATTAAAAGAAATCCTCAAGTGAAGAAGAATTTGCTTCTGGATGATATTTCATTAATTCCTCACGACCAAGTTTTTCTTCGCAGTAATCATACCATTCTTGACTAGTCCACATAGATTCTGATACACCATTCCAAAGTTTTTGCCACATTGGATGCTCGTGATTACGTCTACGATGTTCAACAAAATTATAACGACAGTCTTCATATTCAAAAGAACCAAGTTCTAACATTTTCTCACGGAAATACACAACCAATGATATACGCTCAGAACCTTCTGCGCAAACAATAGGTGTATTGCCATGCATAACTTCGTGATTATTGATTAGAAGCAAATCTCCTGGACGTGGATTAACTGCAATTCGATACTCAGGAGCAATCAAATATCCACCAGTGTAATTACCATCATTGGATAATGTTAACAGATTAGATAAACCCTCATTCAAATCACCAGCATCTCTATGTGCCGCAGTTCTAAATGTTTTATTAACAGTTACTGTTGTGAATGGTGTTCCTGGAACTAAGAACCTTGGATCTAGTTTGTTTGCTGCTTTCATTTGTGCAGCATAGCGTTGAGGTAAAAGATTTTTAAATCCTTCAGCAAGATTCTGCAGGAATGGATATGACATTACAAACTTATCAAAGTTGTCACGAGTATAGGAAGTGGCACGACCATAAGGAATGCGAGGATAACGATCGAACCAACCAGCGATACCAGAATTAACTGCAGTACCATAGGTAGTGGTACTAATCATTTCCATAACATCTTCACATGCCTCAGCACGATTCTGACGACCAAGTGGTTTGATAGTATCTAGCCATGCTTCAAAATCAAACTTAGTTCCACGGAAACGTGAGATAACCCATACGTTGTTTTTACCACTACCACCTGCCATACGCTTATCAGTTTCAGTAGGATACTTGGCACGAATAACATCAATAACATCTTCTTCATCAAGAGCAGAGTTTCGATTCTTTAGCAACGCATCCATCATTTCCTGTTGGTAGTTTGTGACCCACTCGCGACCTTCAGTTGTGGCAAGAATGCCATCTTTGATACCAGAAGCAAGTCCACGATTCTCTGTGCGAATCGCTGCTTCTCTAAGTCCGACATATGCGGCATCTTGTTGTTCTTTACTAAAATAGTTTTTCCTAAACTTTAATACAATTCGTTTCTCTGAGATTGGATCTTCACCAAATTGTGGTGGCATATAAACATCAGTATCTTCTTCGATAAGATGATCATAATGTGATTCGTCAACAAACTTACCAAGAAGATCTTCACAATTGTGTTTCTGTTCAGCTACAATTACTTTTACCATATTATTCTCCTAAAACTTAAACCCACTGAAACCTTCTGCTTTCTGACGCTTTCCAAATTCACTTTTGTCAAACATAGGAACATCATCTTGACCTGAGTCAGATAAACCTACTTGAGCAGATGCCTCAACATCATATAACTTCATCTTGGCTCTATCAACACCAATGACGAATCTCTTGTAAAAACTTGGATCGTTATAACGATTCTTTAACTGCTTAACAACAATCTGATTCAACTGTTCAAGTTCTTCATTAGATACTAGCGCAAACATAAGGTCAGCAGTGGCTGGTAATCCAAACGATTCAGAAGTATCTTCCAAACCTGGATCGCTATTTGTGAATCCGCTTCGAGTAGTTTGCGTGGCAGAAACAATTGGAACATTATATTCTACTGCCAAACCACGTAACTCTTCAGCGATACTCTTAATATATGTATAAGAATTAATACTTCCACCTTGCTTCATACGCTGACTTGCGCAAATGTTTAGATAGTCAATGAAGATAATGTCAGGAAGAAACTCACGCTTCAACTTCAACTCTTCAAGCAATGCTCTAAAGTGACCAGCATGAGCACCTGCAGTTGGATATTCTTTAACGATTAATTTACCCTGTGTTTTACCAGAGATCTTATTGATACGATTATCAAAGATATCTTTATCAATAACTTTCAACTCATCCATAGTAAGATTCAACAAGTTCGCATCAATACGCTCAGCGATTCTTTCCTCAGCCATTTCCATAGTAATGTAAAGAACATTCTTACTAGCAGTTAATACTCCAGCAGCAACGTGACACATAAACAAAGATTTACCAACACCAGTACCAGCCAAAACAATGTTTAAAGTTTTCTTGGATAAACCACCTTTGGTAATCTTATTAAACATATCTAAATCGAAAGGAATCTTTTCTTCAATTCGGTGATAGAAGTCATAACGTGCATCACTATCTTCGATGTAATCATGACCAACGTGATTATCGAAAGAGATGGCAAGAGCATCAGAAAGGATAGAAGGTATGGAATCTTTGGTGTTAACTTTATCTCCGCCATCAATGATTCGGATCGAGTGTAGAATTGCATTATAGACAGCCTTATCTTTACAGAACTTCTCAGTTTGTTCCAACATCCATGATTCATTAACATCCTCATGAGTCATAGTATCTACATAACTATTAATCTCAGAAAGTTCTTTGTCATTAATGTCAGTTCGGTTTCCTACCTCAATTGATAGAATTTCTTTAGTCAGTGGTTTATTATACTTCGTAAAGAAATCCAAAATAACTTTGGCAAGGATCGCTTCTTTTCTTTCTGAAAAGTAATCTGTTCTAATGAATGGGATTACCTTACGACAATACTGCTCATCATATACAAGATTACTCAGAATCTTCGTTTCTATTCTCATCAATTCCGCCAGTGTAAGTAATATTATTTCTTTGTAGTTCTTCTGCCATAATAAACTGAAGAAGTTCACCAATATAGAATTCGAATTCTTCTTTGTTATATTCTATTTGATTATTATGGACTTCATACTCAAAATTAAGTTTGCAAGTATCATCATGTTGCTCTTCAAACTTAACTTTACCGTAAGAATATATTATACCCTGAAATGGTCCAGAAGTCAACTTTATCGCATCATGTCCTGTTTTGCGATTCTCAACAAGGATATAAGGTTTTGCAAGATGGTCACTCATCAAATGCCAATGCCTCAAGTGCTTCATCAAGGTCATCACGCATCATTACTTCACCCTGACCAATTGAATATTTGTTCTTGATAAAATCATAGAATGATTTACTTGTAAGAATTGGTAGCCAGAAATCTTTTGAGTCAGTATCTTTAATACGATACTTTTTATCTTCTACAACCCCAGTCTCAAGATCCACTTTTGAGTACCAACCATTAGATGGCTTAATAACATGTCCTGACTCAAGAGCAACATCCAATAAACCAGACCACTTGCTAAGACCACCTTCAAAAGTAACACTAACAGGAATCTTAGATTTTTCTTTAACATAACGACTCTTCTCTACGTTGATAATAAAGTTATAACCAACAATCTCTGTTCCTTCTTTTTCTTGTTGACGTCCAAGGATATAGACATTGTCTGCTGAATACATTGCGCCAGTACCACCACCGACAATTGCTTTTGGAAATAAACCAATTTCCATATAGGTGTGATTAACAACAACCAAAGGAATATCTTTTAAGTTCAAGTGTGGTGTTACCATACGGAACAAAGACTTCATTTGTTTTGCTCTGGTCATATCTGCTACAGACTTACCTTCCAATGCATCCTCAACTTCTTTCTTAGAAGCAAGATTACCAATAGAGTCAATAACAATAATAAGATGATCACCACGCTCTACGTTTTGTAGTTGTTGCATGATATCAATCTTTAATTGTTCAACGTCTGTAAGAGGAGTGTGAACCACTCGGGATGTATCAATGCCAAAGGTATCAAAATAAGACTGAGGAGTACCAAATTCAGAATCGTAGAAAAGAAGTGCTGCATCGGGATATTTGTCCAAATAAGATTTAGCCATCAACAAACTGAAGGCAGTTTTAAAATGTTTCGATGGTCCAGCCCACATAGTAATACCTGGAGTAAGTCCACCATCAAGGCGACCTGATAAGGCTACGTTGATAATTGGAACTGAAGTAGGAATCATATCCTTCTTCTTAAAGAACTTTGATTCAGATAGAATCGCAGAGTCTTTGATAGTTGAGTTCTTCTTGATTTTGTCTAGGATGCTTGCCATATTATACCTTTAAAAATTCTAACAATTGTGTTTCATTTACCATACCATTTAGACGTTTGATCTCTTTTCCATTATCATCAACGAGAACTAACATGGGAACAGATCTAACATCATACTGAACTGATTCCATAATGTTAGTATCAATATCAATATTCTCAATTGGAATAGTAATCTTATCTCCTGCTCCAGCAATTACCATTGATAACCCTTTACATGGTCCACACCATTCTGCATAAAACTTTTTAACTTTCATATATCCTCCTATGGATTTTGTTTAGAATGTGGAACATCAAATACAAAAGTAATCCGAGTGCAATCACCAATGTTTTCAGTCCCGTGCATAAGTTTGTTATTGAACCAAAGTAAAGTTCCAGGTTCAACAATAACTGATTCGTCGCCTACAAAATATCTATATTTTCCTTGAATGGATAAATGATAACGATCTCTTGTAAGATAATAAGTTCCCTCATCAATATGTAGCCCAACGTGTTCACCTGAAGCAAGAGAAAGGAAACCGCATCTACTGAATTTCTTAAAATTTCTTTTTAGAAATCCTACTATCTCTGTGTGATGTTTGATTGCTGGAGTTGGTACGCAAATCTCGCTGTCTCCTACAAAGTCTTCAGCTTTTTCTACAGCACCGATTACCAACTGAAGATTACCAACTGGGATATTATCATATCCTCTATCGATTAAAGATTGAGCACCCTCGATATTTCGTTGAGCCATCCAATCGTCAGGATGATCTTTTAGTTGTTTCAAAATCTTTGAAACATTAATCCCAGTTTTAATAATCCTAATATTGTTCATATTCTTGGACCAATAATCCAACCAACTAAACTTTTTCTAAACCCAGAAACTACAGGTGTTACTTCATGCAATAGTTTTGAATCAAAAAATGTAACTGTACCATATGCCTTATTTGCTGTAAAAATTTTATCCTGATAATAAATTTTTACATCTCCTCCAGTATAATCTTCAGGTTTTGATATTTGAAGAGAAAACGATAGCGATCGATTCAGAGGTGGATTATCTTCATAAGCATCAGCATGAGAAGAATAAAAACCATTATACTTAGAATCATATTCTGTATACTGTAATGATTCAATTGAGTATAAAACTTTATTAAAGTTTGTTAGATTTACATGATTAATAGCAATCTGAAGTTTATCATAAATCCAATCATACTCTGAATTATCTAACCAATATACATTAGATTTTCTTGCTTGATGACTATGTAAAACAGCTGCATTCATTTCTTCATCTGTAGTAATGGATGAACCCCACCCAGCAATTGCTGCTGTCGTATTAACAGAAGATAGTTGTGAATTAATTTTATCCAATTCTTCTTTGGTAAAAATATTATCTACGGAAAGAACTGGCTGAAAATTTTTTACTTTATTTAAAATATATCTCATCCAAAGAAATCCTCTAATGAACTTTGTTCTGATGTATTCCAACCAAGCGAACCAATAATAATTTGTAGGGCATCGAGAAATACCTTTTCAAATTGTTTATCATAATCTATGTAGGAGTTCAATTCAAACTCTGGTGGTAACTCTTGACTGAATGCAATAACATCTTCTTGGAATGGATTTGGTTTGCGAACATAAACAAATCGAATTTTATCACCATCACGAATTGGTTGATACTTTTTATCAAGACCCATCTTCTTAGTATAGTGATTAAACAATAAAGCACCACGAACATGAATTGGTGTTCCCTTAGAATAGATAGGTGAACCAGCGTATTGTTTCATACCATTAACACCACGAGGAAACGCAATCTCTTCAACAGGAAGTTTCTCAAACTCTTTACGATACTCTAATATGTAGTTCTGTAAATGTGATTGATTTCCTTTAAGAATAACCTCAATCGAATCTCGCAATTTATCACGAATAACTGCAGGAGTAGAGGACTTGACCATTTCAAGACCCATAACTTTAATTTTAGGTTTCTCATATTGAACACCCTCTGAATTATGCACATTAAGAATATATCGTTTCTTGGCAGTCCAGATACCTTTGTCAGCTAGAACCTCACGCTTCATCTGCATCTTCTGACTATACGCATTCATATAGTCTGCTAGTTCTTGGTAACCTGAATCAATGAATGGTTGGAAAACATCTTCACAGATTTTATCCATGAATTTAATTTTCTGTTCATCAGTTTTGCCAGCGCAAGTTTGTTCAACTAATGTTTCAAGAGTAAGGTAGATTGAATCAGTATCAATTGCAACTACATAATCTTTACCTTCAGTCTTCAATGTTTTATTCATGAAGGCATTTAACTTGTTGGCCATCCAACGAATAGACAACTGACCAGAAGTAGTAATACCCTCAGCCATACGAATATCAAAGTAACGGAAATACTGATTACCCATTGCACCATAAGCAGAGTTCAAAGCAATCTTCATAGCCATCTGCAGATTATTCAAACGAGAAATATCTTTCAGCAATTGTTTCTTAGACTTATCTTTTTCATACTCTTGTTGGATGGCAAGCATTTGTTTCTTGAACTTAGAACGATTTTTATACATCTGTTCCATTAACTCTGGCATGAAACCTTTAAACTCTTTAGTATAAGTCCATCCATTGGCAGTCAAAGCAAGATCTCGTTGCTTAACATATGTGGTATCAATTTCTTGATTCAAAAGTTTATCAACAGTAACGCTAATCTTTTCCGATGTCAAAGTTTCAGGACTAATGTTATACTGCATAATCAAATGCGGATACAATGAGTTCAAGTCAAAAGAAGCCATCCATTTATGAAGACCAATAATTGGATCTTTAACATATGCACCCTCAAATTGAGCATCTTTGCCTGAGTGACTCTTGGCAGGAACAACAATACCTTTTTTACGTAGATGATTATAGATAATCGTATCCCACATGCGAACCTGCGAATAAACATCCTCGAAATTAATCTTGGCATTATAAGCCATGGTCAAATGCAATTCGATAAGACGCATCTTGTCTTCTAACTTATCAACCAACTCTACGTCATGAATATTATAATCAACGAATTGCTGCCAGTGATTAGTATAGAAATCTTTAAATGAATCTCCTGGATTTACTTTCTTCTTGTCACCAAGTTCTTCACCAGCAATATAATCCAAACGATAACTTTCCTGTTTAGAATATGTATATTTCTTATAGAGTTCAAGATAATCTAGTTGAGCAATCCCAACGATATCGTAGTGAATCTCTTCATTACCTTTAATGAAAGTCTTTCGTTCATTAACATATCCCCATGGACTCATCTTATTAGATTCGCCATCACCAAGTTCACGCTCAATCCTACGGATAAGATATGGCATATCAAAGAAGTCAGTATTCCAACCAGTGATAACATCTGGATGGCTCTTAGTCCAAAATTCTAGGAATTGGGTTAGTAGGTTTTGTTCATTCTTACAGTTAACATAGATTACATCTTCACGTGGATTGACATATGCTTTACTTCCAAAAGTAATAATACGTTTTGTCTGAAGTTCTTTAACTGTGATAAGAAGAATTTCTTCATTGGCTGATTTAATATCAGGGAAACCATTCTCTGTTGAAGTTTCAATATCAATCGTGAACACTTTAATCTGTTCCATATCCCAATTGATATCATGCTGATAATTATCGCTTATGTATTGATACGCATAGTTTGAGTTTCCATATACAGCGAATCCTTCAACACCATCATAGCGTTTAATAAATTCTCTGGTATCTTTGATTGTGCCTGGATTAATCTCATCAACGAATGTTCCCTCCAGTGTCTTCCACTTGGAGGGTTTCTTGGCAGTCACATAAAGAGTAGGACTAAACTCTAACTTACGTTGATAGCGTTTACCATTCTCAACACCTCTAACAAAGATTCGATCTCCGATAGGGTTTACTGAGGTATAAAATTCCATTAACTCTTTCCATACATTAACATCATAGCATCAAGAGCACAGTCATGAACAGGATGGTGCTTAATAACTTGCGCTCGTTCAAATAAGGGATGATTCACTTCACAATAACCATTAGTTCCACCACTGAGTAAATCAACTGCAGTTCTAACGTCCCTCCACATATTATACCCAGTAATAGGTTGCATGTCAAGTTTTTTAGCAAGCGAATCAATTACCATTTGATCAAGAGAACCCCTTGCCCACATAGTTTGACCATTTGCATTAATATATTTGTTCATATAATTATGTAACTCTTTAATTGCATCTTCTGCATACATATCTATTGAATTTGCATCAAAAGAAACACTACGAACATATTCGTGTTGGTTTGCCCACCACTCTAGTGTTCTCACATCAACAGTTCTACCAAGACGTTTTGCTTGATCTTTTGCGTTCAACTTAACAAAGCACGCATTGTCTAGCAAGTCTTGATAGGTTGGACGTTTCTCTGGGTCAAAGTGAAGCAATGCTGCCGATAAAACAACAGCATTAGATTCAACACCCAAAGTTTCTACGTCAAATATAAACATTAATAATCCCTCTTTTCGCCTTCTTTGGTGAACAGAGTATTAATCTTTTGTTCATCTGTCCAATCCTTAAGATAATCATTTTCAATATCGCAAATGTCAAGTGCTTCTTGTTCAGAAACAACACGATGGCTAAAAATAGTTTCACCAAGATATGTCTGAGAAAATTCTTTGGCAGTTTCCATAGTGACATCATCAAGAGCATATTCAGGGTGATCCTTTGGAGCCTGAACCATATAACTTACTTTATGCTGTGCAATACAGTCAACCTTTACCCATACTTT